TTGGTCTGCACCAAAATATCCAGGGTAACAGTTGTATGGGTCACGAAGTTCTGCACAAGGGTATGGTGTACCATTAGCATCTTTCTTTTCTCTGATTACCCATACAGAGAAACCATAACCAGGTAGCCATCTACCTACTTGTGGCATTTGTAAATCTAGTTTTTGTACCTCATCATACGCATTGACAATCCTTCCAATCTTTTCAGCTTTCTGTCTTGCTCTATCGCTATCTTTACCATTGGGTACATCTACTTTTAAGTTAGGAATACGACCAATCTTTTGTGATAAATGCTCTAGTCCTGACATCATAAGGTTTGGTACAGGTACTTGCCAGTCTTGGAATCCTTTTAGGTTATCACCTAGTAAAGCCTGAATACCATCAGGTCCACCATTCATAATTGCACGAATACGACCTCTAGTGCTGTAAGCAGCTTGGTTATCAAAATGCAAATTAGTTATTGCATGTGTCAATTGTTCAGGTGTCATTCTATCCCCAAGGGCTTTCGTTCATATCGCTTATATCCCATTCTCCAAAACTAGGTTCGTAATCTAATCCTACCTCAGCTAGTCGTTCTTTTCCAAGCCTTCTTATAACTTTCATTGGAAACCAACTAGCCATTACTACATCAGATTTATAACTTCTAGCTTTACTAGCTCTACTAGCAGCACTAGAAAAATAAATTAACTGTCTACGATATATATTACTCTTTGTTTCGCTTTCTGTGTCACCATAAGGTAAGTTTATTAGTTTTTGTTCAAACAACTGTTGCATACTTCCTACACCATAAATAGGGTCGTATTTGTTTTTCTGTGTCTGATGACCTTCTAAGTGAATACCATTTCTACCACAGTAATCTTTTAACTCTGTATCTTGTCTAATAGCTTTCTGAAAACCATTCTCTTCAATAACCCAATGAGATAGTCCATACTTATCGTGCCATTTCTTTATAGACTTACGAGCTTGTATAACACCTCCACCTTGTTCATTTTCTATATCTACTAAAAACATTTCTCCTGTATCTGGATTAGCAGCCCACAATACACAAGCCTGAAATCCTGTAGATGCTGGGTCAAGTCCTGCAATTAAATGTGTTCCTGCAGGTACCTGCCCAATAACTCTGTTTATATCTCTACATTGGTCTATATCTTCTGAGTTAAACATAGTAATACCTTCTACAAATGCTTTGTTAAGATATACCATTTCAAATATTGCTCTACCACCAGTTGTATCAGCGTTTGCTTTCTGACCCATTAACCATTTGTAAGTTCTTTTACTTGCCCATAGCATACAGTCTTGATGTACTTCTAATTCTGTTTCAGGTAACACACACTCTAAACTATGTGCCTCTTCTACTTTTGTATCAAACTGTGGGTTCTCTAACAAAAAGTTATATAAATCTTCTGGATGTTGCCTAGAGCCAATAACAACTACAGCAGTATGTTCCTCTTTCCTGGAAGATAATGTTGTAGTCCACCATTGCCTAGTCTGCTCTCTAGCACTAGGTTGTATTGTTGTACCATGGTCCTCAATGTCATCAGCAATAATTAAGTCACAGTCACGAGAAAGTATCTTTCCACCTTTACCGACAGCTACCATAGTCGGACTTTTAATACCTGTAATGGTTCGTGTACCTACAGTAAACTGTCCAGAACTCCAAGACTTACCACTTCGTACTTTGGGTTGAAACTTTACACCAGGTCCACATATCTCTTCTACTAACAGTTCATTGTTTTCTAACTGGTCAAGTACAGAACCTACAGCGTTCTTAGCTATGTCCTCATTACCACCTACCCACATAATTCTGATGTTAGGATTTTTACATATCTGCCATACAGCAAAGTGTGTCAGTAAGTCTGTCTTTCCATGTCGTGGTGGGCTAAGTATCATTTGTTGTCCACCATTTTTAATAGCATCCATAATAGAGTTTATCCAACCTTCATGGAAGTCTGCTGTTTCGTATAGGTCACCTGTTTCTGTTTTAAAATACCTATCTCTAAAATCTTTAAAATCCTCTAAGGACTTAATTGTTTCTTGTGATAACTCCCAATCTTCTCTTGAAGCTACAATCTCTTTATCTTGTAGATAAGCTGTATACATTTTAGTTACAACACTTCTAGCTATCTCTAGCTTGTCAGCAACTTGTTGATGTGTAAATTTTTTATTCTCTAAAGCAACAGCATACTCTTTAACAAACTGTTCATAGTGTTGCCCTCTAGCTGCAGCTGTTTCTTTTGGTCTAACAGGTGGTTTATCTTTTTTATTCTTTAAATAGAAAAACCTATTTTTACATTTTTGTGAACAATATACAGAGTTGTTTCTACTTTGTTTTCTGCACTGCTCCCCAATAACATCATTAAGTTTACATATCGGTCTAGGCATTATATTTTTTTAGGAAGTTTTTTTATCTTTCCATTTTTTGTTCTAGCAAATCTTGCACTTTTAGTTTCCATACTAGGAATTAAAGTACCTGAATAAGTTTTGCCACCATATTTCCAGCTTACACTTCTACCCATTCTCTCTCCTTACCAAGCCCTACACGACCAATATCGTGCAGTTGTTTTATCCTTAGCTGTGCTGCATTTGTGTCTAGCACGAAACGAAGCTCTAGCTTTAGGATTGTTTTTCCTTATCTTCATATTAGGGTCACCAAACATAACTTTCTTGACTTTCCCATTTTTCATTACAAAGACTTTAGACTTCTTGCGACCATAGCCAGGCTCACCCTTGCGTATAGGGCTAGGTGAATTTAACTTCACTTTCATTCCTCGCCATTCAGCCATTATTTTTTCTTTCTAACTTTATTTTTTTTCATCCCTTTTTTAGGGCTGTAACCTTTTTTCGGCATTGTATCTCCTATACTATATATTGTATGAGTGATTACATAACAGGAAATAAATATCCTAATAGCAAACCCTCTACTTCATATAGTAGTGGAAGAGTCTGTGTTAACAAAGGATGTACAACAGTTATTTCCAAATACAATAAATTTAAACACTGTAATAATCATAAACCTAGAAGTTATCCAAGAATAAAAGGCAGACAAGCTCCTGCTGACTTACAGCAACCACTGGGGTAAAAAAAATTTTTATTCAAAGAAACTAGATAAATCGTTTTCACTACAGTTAGGGCATAAACCATTTTGTAACTTATCTTCCCAAAAAGGATTCAAGCACTGGTCACAATCTTGTACAGGTATATCTTCACTCATAACAGTACTGTAGCATACCCTAGACTAGCTAGGGCAACAAGGGAGGAATACATTGAATAATGTATACTCACAGTATATCATCTAATTCTTGCATAAGTAAAAAAAAGTATTATAGTTAAATTATAAACAAGGATTTCAGAAGTTGTTACAGGTGAAGTTGGCATCAGGAGTCAGAAAGCTGAGAATCGGTAATACGATACACTAGGAAGGCAAACTCAGTACCCAAGGACAACAAGAAGTAATCTTTCAGGCTTACCCACTATAGGAGCCTGTTATACCCAAAATCCCCCTACACCTACTACACTAAAACTATGAAATGTAAAGAGTGTAAGAAAACACTCAAACAAGCAACAAGTAATTCTTATTACTGTATTTCTTCTCTATCTATGTGTTCACAATCAACAAAGATTGTGTACATCTCTGATGATGAATAAACATTTTTTTCATACAGTTTGTTCTACTTAAATATAGTGTTCCTACATATACAAATACGCACCCTCATATTGACATATGCATTTGTTTTACTTGCTCTTTTGGTAGTTTTTACCAATCTTAACTTAGTCTAAATCCATTATGTTTCCTAGTGTTCTATTGTGTGTATCTTCTGGGTTGTTCTGTAAAGCTGGGGTTAAAGATTAACTAGAAACACCCCCTACCCCTTTAATATCTCCCTCAAAAGTTCCAGCCACTTTTAGAGGGTCCAGCTAGAAAGTTTTTTTCAATGTTCAATGTTTATAGGCTATATTTCTGTAAATAAGTGTTTGCATAGTTCCTGTATATGGTAGAATTTTAGCTATGAAAAATAAAACAGAGATTCAAGGGCATACCATATCTAGTGGTACTACATATAGTGGTACTACATATAGTTGTACTATATCTTGTATCTCATCAAATAAAGGGAGAATATAACAATGGCTACATTTAGACCAGAAGTAGATTATGCAGGATTCAAAAGAAATAAAATTTCTTGTAGAGTCTGCAACGACCAATTGAACGCTAACAATTATGGAGAGATGATTGATGAATTTAGAGGGTACGCTCCAGCTAATTCATTCTATCTAGCAAAATGGGGCTTCTTCTGTAATCCATGCGGGGTTGAAGTAATCAAAGCAGAAGAACAAGAATACAACAAAAATACTAAAACACTAACAAAGAAAGTAGGGTAACAATGGACAAGATACAAGCAGAACTAGATGCTATGGAATTGGTTAAGTACACCAATGATATTACAGAGGATATGCAAAATATTCTCGTTGAGCAGATTACAAATGCAGACCATGGAATGATTGACTGCAATTCATCATGGTGCGAAACAATCATTACTGAAGATGGTGGATATTATGAGGATGAACTTAGAGAATTTGCAGAATATCTAGGGATAATTGATGAGGACCTACCAGAAGATGAAGATGTAGCAGACTCAATAGAGATGACCTCTTTAAAATATACAGAAGTCGTTGCTCATGTGCATGAAGTAGAGGATATTGAATACAACAAGGAAACTAAGGAGATAAAACAATTAGGTACATTCCAAACAGAATACACCCTTTATTGTTCTAAATCTTGTGCAGTAAGTTCAAGAAGAACATTTCTCATCATGAAAGCTAATCACGAAAAGAAAGAAGGCTAACATTCTCGGAGGATATCAAAAGTATCCTCTAGGAATCTTAGATAGATTCACAAACAAAGGGAGAATAAGACAATGGAAGAAATTAAAAAAGAACTAAGCGAATTAATTAAATCAATTAATAATTGTAATGAATGGAATAGTGACATACAAAAAGCTAAAGAGTTCAGACAAAATACAATTGATGAATTTGTAAACTTTAGAAGTTCAGATTATAAAAACCAATTATATAGATTAGTAAGAGAACTAGAGGGGAAATAATGTACGAGAAAAATAATTTAAGAGAGTTACACGATTGGGCTTTAAATGGGCATAGTTGTTGGGTGGATTTCTTAGGGATAGCACACTCCGATTATGAAAATGAGCCGATAAATTTTGAATCTTATGGCTTTATTGAAATGGAACTATTCGGTAAATGTTTAAGTATCTTTTCTAATAATGGTTATGATGAAGTAACCAGATTAATTGATGAAGTATTAAAAGAGATAGAGCAGGAGGAGGAATAATGGGATTAGAAATATTTGATAGTTTTGTAAAAACTGAATTATTAGAAATGGTTAATGGGATTTATACAGATAAAGACCTAATTAACATGATGAAAAAAACTATAGAAACATACGAGAAATTTGATAAAGATAATCAAACTGTATAACTCCCCTTAGTTATACGATACGAGAGAAGCCCCCTTATGCCCTAGGGGGTTTTTCTGTACCTATAAGAGCAGTAATCTCATTATGGTACTGTATACCCCTAACACCACAACACCCCTTTAAAACGCATTTAAACGCATACAATATATAGTGGTATGTATAGAGGTATTTACATAGCAGAAACAAAACACAATGCAAATTAATTAAATATTATTTGTAGTTAGTTGTTTACATAGTAGATAGATTGTGATAGCATTGTAATAACAAACAAGGGAGAACGAATGAAAACGAAATTAAATACGACAGGCTCAATGTCATCAGAGATTGAGAATGGAGCAATAAAACTATACTCTTACAATACTGTAATGGGTTACATAAAAGATGGTAAAACAGTCCTAGTTGATGGTGGATATTCAATGACAACTGCAAAACATCTCTCTAAATATCGTGACATGTATTCAATAGATAGAGAACAAACTTACGAATACAAAGCCTTTATCAAGAGGGCTGAATTAGATAATGTAAAAGTTCTCGGAGGGTGGAACGAGTAACATGGCAAAAACATATTGGATTAAGTTCAACAACAAGGACTTTAAACAGGACAAGGAATTAGTTTACAAAATGTTGACTGATTTAAGATTAGAAGAAATAAACAAGGAGATTAAATAATGTGTAGAGATACAGGATACTACGAGCCACGACAAGATGTAACTACTAAAGTAGTAGAGGAAATGTTTGAGAAACAAAACAAAAGCCTTATGACTTACTACTTAAAAATGGCTTATCAAGATGACCAACATACATACATGAACGACTTGCATTGGGTTTTGCAAAACAAGTTTGATGATGTTGATTTAAATGCAGTCAAAAATCATGTAGAGGACATGCTACTAATTGATGACTCCGACAGAGAACTGTTTGAGGAGGAAGAATAATGAAAGTAAAAGATATGATAGAAATGCTTGAACTAGCTGATAAAGATAGCCAGGTTATGTTAGAAGTTAGAGATAAAAATATGAATAGTGTAGGTTACTACGAAGTAGGAAGTGACCACCACGAAACAGGAGGTTATAGTCCTGATGAGCTTGATTATTTTGAATGGATGAAGCAACCAAAAAGTAAAGCTATGGTTGAACTTACTTTAAAGATTGATGAGTGGGTAAATATAGAATTTAATGAGGAGGAAGAATAATGGCGTTACAAATAATTTATGATGAAATCCAAAAATTACATAAGACTTTAAATGCAATACAAAAAGATATGAATGCAATTAAAAAAGAACAGGAGGAAGAATAATGGCTAGATTATTTAAAGGATATATAGATTCTTATGAGATGTTGGATTTCTTATCCGATAGATTACAAGATGAGTTAAACAGAATTAATGTAGAGAAGTCAAGGGGCATAAGCTCTTGGACCGATACACGATACACAAGATATGATGAGCAACGATATGTTATTAAGCAACATCACAAGTACCTACAATCTCTGCACAAAGAGTTAGAGAAAGCTGAATTGCTAGATGACATAGCGAGAGAGGGAACAGAATAATAATGATGACTTATGATTCAATAGGTGGTAACATGACAATAGATAACGAAAGAAGTCAAATGAGTTACAAAGTTATTAGTATCTCAATTTATGGTGGTCAAATGGAGTATGAATTTGACACTATTGAACAGGCACAAAATAAAGTTAGGGAG